GAAGTCTCTTCGCCCTCAAACGCACTCAGTGCCACATTGCCGAGCTGATCGGCCAGGACAAGCCCTTGCTTGCCAGCCGGGGCAAATACTTGCACGGTCACAATGCCTAAGCGTGTAAATACCCTACCACCGATCCCACCCATGCTGCGCTGGTCACCTTTTGCATGCATAACACGAATTCGGGCCCAGGCCACATTGCCATTAGCCAGATGGGAGTTTACGGGGTCGACGTTCTGATACTCAATCTCAGGTACAACTCCTGAGTTTACTGCTGGACACTCAGCATCCCAAGTAGCCTTGAACTTGTCCAGTATGTAGTCACGAGCTTCTTCAGGGGTCACGATCTTACTCCTTCAACTGAACCACATACAAGACCAGTTCATCACCAGGCTTCAGCGGCTTGCACTCGATCACGGAGTAGCGGTTGGTCCCGGTGACGACTAAGTCGCCAGTCTTCAGTGCCTGACCAGACAACTCACTCGGTATAAAGTAGCCAATGGTCGTGGCCCCGGGTAACAGAGAGTCAGGCATGTAGACAACGGACCGTAGGGCAATTTCTAGACCTGCGTCTCCTCGATCACCCCGGACCTCTCGTTGGTCTAGGAACAAGGCATGCAAGCCCGAGGCAATCAATTGATCTGCCACAGTAACATCAAGTTTCCAAGGACGTGCTGGATTTGCTGGGGTATTGGGAGTGCCACGATATAGTGATACCCCGCTACGTCCTTTCTTTGTGATCAGTTTCTTGGCCAAGGCCACAACAGACGAATACTCGGTCATGGTTTAACCCCTCGACAATGCACCGACCATAAGTCCTGCCTTGGAGCTACCTACTGCACCACTTGACACAAACCCCCGGGCGACAAGCATGCGATCGGCAATAGGGTAGTTAGGCATTTCAAATGTTGCACCTCGTTCATACTCGACCTTTTCAATGATCGGGCCAACGGACTCTTCCCTCAACTTCAGCGAACGACCCGAAGGATCAATGCCCGTCGGATCAGCAAGCAGGGCAATGGTCAAAGCCCGAAGGGCATATTCACAGGTGGCTTTCTTGACTGCAGGAGGCATGCCCGCAACACTGTAGCCCTTGTCGTCATATACAAACTGGCGAGGCCATTCCAACTCTTGCGTGTTCAACACTCGTTGGCCAATGTATTCAAACCTCACGTCGAGGTACTGGGTTGCCCGCACAATGGCAAACTGGATGTCTGCCGTTGAATACGTGGAAACATCAGTGCCTCGGTCCGTGTGATAGGCCACAAAGTAGGCAGCGTCGATATAGGCATTGGCCGACGTCACCGGGGTATCACCTTGAACGATAAAAGCCATTGCCTAGTCTCCCTTACTTGTTTGCGGCGGTCGAGCGGGTCAGATCAGGAGCAGCTCCCTCGATTTCCGACCGGCTGACAGAGCGTGCCAGCATGCCAGAGACCGCGTCGACCGAGGGACTGCCACTGGAAGTCCAGTGCTGATCATTCTTGGGGTCCAAAGCCTGCAGGGCGTCCAGGACAGTCACCGGTTTTGCAGGGGCTTCGGGTTCCACGACGGGTTCCACGACGGGTTCCACGACGGGTTCCACGACGGGTTCCACGACGGGTTCCGTGGAAGGAGCTTGCTCCTCCATGATTTCTTGCATCAGCGCCAGGATGCGATTGGCTGCCTCGCCTTCACCATAGACTTGGACAGGAGACAGCTTTTCAATCAAGAAGCGCTCTGCCACACGGCGTTCCTTGACAGATGCCTCAACCATAGAAGGCGTCGGAGCCTTTTCGGTCAAAGCTTCTTCGGCGATCATGGCGTCATAATGCTCGAGAGCAGCCTGAGCCCGATCTTCACGATAGGCCGAATACTGGTTCTCCAGGGTACGGCCGATGAGAACCGCTTCTTCATCCTGTCCCTCAAAGGTGTAAACACCATCGACAAACTGGAAGTGGGCAAGCAGGATGGTTTTCCCTGCGTAAGGCCCTACGGCAATGAATCTGGTGATGGGCATGATCAAAATGCTCCTACAGGGTTGTGCATGCGAAGTAGGGTACGCCTGCCGGCGTCCTAAGGCCACCGTCGGATGAAGAAAGCCCCCCCGAATTAACGGGAGGGCTTTCCCTCAGACATCGACGGGAGCGGCGTCGATCAGTTGGTGATGCCGTCAGCCAGCGCCAGACCCTTCAGACTGAACAGCGCCAAACCACAATACCACTTCACACGCGTGATCCGTTCATCCCTGGACTGGTGAACGCCCACGTCTTCGATCACGAGGCCGGCATTCTGGCGCGCAGTCAGTCCAACAATACCGTGGGTCCGCGATCCGTCATCCAGGGTGCCTGCCAGAATGGTCGTCTGGTTGGTGCCGGTGCCCTTGACTTGGTTGATCGGCAGATAGTCGTTGCGGAAGATCGGCACACCCGAATAGGCGATAACACGAGAGCCCGAGGGCATCTCATAGACGTCATCCGCCATCATGCCGCCGAGTGCACGCACCAGAGCCTTGTACGAACGAATGGTCCGCGAGGGCATGATCATGTAATCCGTGGTGCCGTCCTTGTCGATCACCAGGTCCAGCAGTTCGTCCATGAACGCAAAGCTCAGTGCACCACCGTTGACGCCAGTGCCCACCTTCTGGGTCGAGTCACACAGGTTCAGCAAGCCAAAGAAGGTGTTGGACGTGCCGTCGCCGTTGATCAGCTGGGTTTGGTAGGAGCGGCCGGCCGACTTGGCCTTGGACGCAATCTGCACAGCTTCCTGGTCGGTATCGCCGGAGCGCGTGGCTTGGATAAGACCGTTGACTTCAGCGTCACCCAGGATCGTGGTCAGGTTCGAGTTCACCTTGGTGAAGGTGGCCGCGTTCTTGGCCGTGATGGTATCACCAACAGTGGCAACCTGGATGTCACCCAGCACCAGTTCACGGTTGTAGGCCAACGAGTTGCCCTCGATGTCATCGAAGGGAAGCAGTTCATACATCTGGTTGACAGTGATCACGTTGGCAATCACGCCAGAAACAAGCTCGTCATTCGCAAGTTTCGCAGATTCAGTGAGGGTAACCGAAGTCATCGTCGTTCTCCTTGGATGCGTGTTGTGAGAAGTACAGTCAAAGCTCGCAAGCTTAGTAGGGCGTCACGCCTGTTCCAGCTCAACGAGGCCCCGTCTGCATCACGCTTTCCGAGGGCCAGTCGTGCCGGGCACTTTACTGCCCGACACGTAATGTCTAACATGACTGCTTGCGTACAGGTGCCAGCAATCAGTGGGTTAGCGTCCGGCACGACGCTTGGCCAACCCTTCCGCAATCAGTTGGTTCGGGGACTTGTCTGCCGTCTCAGCAGCGTTCTGCTGTCGCTGAACCACAGTGCGAGACTGTTGGCCATTGGGCTTGCCACCACCATTGGGCGCGTCCGACGCAAAAGCCACCCCATAGTCAGCACTGGCCTTGAGTTCCTTGACCAAGTCGGCCACAGACATGAAGCCACCGGAGGTGTTGCCCCGGTAGTCACCTGCCGCATCCTTCACCCGCACCACATATTCGTCACCGTCAGCAACGACAACCGCTTGGGATTTGATGATCGGCATCAGCAACTTGGAGTTGCCTTTCAACTCGGCCAGAGCCGAAAGGCCGGCGCTCTCCACCAGATACTTGTCCAGTGTTGCCTGCATCTTGGCCTGGTTGGTCTTGTAGCCTTCTTCCTTGGCCACAAAACCCTTCTCGATGTCAGCCTTCAGCTTGGCCGGATCGATGTTGGCCTTGGAGGCCACGGCCGCAGTCAGTTCTTCGAGCTTGGCCTTGGCATCATCGATCGAGTCAAAGCCCAGATGTTCCTTCAGCGTCGCGCCAAGGTCCTTCTGGCCACGCAGGGTCGAAGTGGTTTTGCGTTCATTGCGCAGGGCACTGTTCAGCCCATCGATGGCCGTGGCAATTCCGGCGCTTGCAGGGTTCAGCGTGAACTTGCCACCTTCGCCCGAGGTATAGAGCCCACGGAACTGCTCAGGCACAACATCCAGGGTTTCGACAGTCCCGCTTTTACCAAATTCAAATTCCATAGTCGCTCCTTCGGCATCACGCCTGTTGCATCCGACGTCACGTGCGGACTACCAGAGGATGGCGTATGGGAGCGACCAGTCAAGCCGTTGTTACAGGAGGTTCCCCAGTTGTGCGGGCTGGGCCACGCTTGTCAGTGCCCATAGTCTTGCGGCCGGCCTTCTTGGGGCCAGTGCTGAGCTGCATGTTGAGGCCCTGTTGCTCCGGCTGGGGTTCTGCCTCAATCTCCTTGGCATCGACAGCCTCGTCAAACTCATTGGACAAGATGTCCCGGCGCTTGAGTTCTTTGAGGAACGACTTGCGGCTGATGTCTTGACGGTCGCGGGCTTTGTCCAGAACGTCCAGCTCTTTGCTCTCACCGACAGTGATGTCAGGCTTGACTTCATAGGCAACCGTGCCACCCTTGGGCAGCTTCAGCCAATCTGCCGTATATTGCAGGGCTATCTCGATTGCGTCCTTAAAGTCCATGCCCCAGGCCATCAACGGGCTGATTGCCTCAGCACTATCAAGGGCCCGACCGGTTGCGGAAGACGCACCCGGGCGCTTTCGAAGAAACTCAGAGCCGTAGCTAGCCATCTGATCTTCGAGGTCTTCAAGGTCAGTCCTGCCGGCTGCAATCGCATTTCCGGCGTGCTCGACATAGTAGATGCGACCCTGAGGATCAGCAACGCTCAACCACTGCTTGGGGCCAATGACCACGGGCTTGGAGTTGGGATCAGTATTGGTCACGCCAGACACGGCCAGAATGGGAAACCGAGCCACTGTAAGAATGGAGCGCTGATCAGCTGACGACTGGAAGTGCTCGACATTCAAATAGGCAAGGTCTTCAAGCGGAGGCTTTCCTTCGCCAAGGCCAGTTTTTGACGTGTAGAAAGCCACGAGTGGAATGTAGTCCAGTCCCATGGTGCCACTTTCAATGGTGACCCACTGGGGCTTTGTGCCCTTCTTGACTGCGCGCTTTTCCCAGATAGCATAGCTGCCGGGCTTCAACACACGGATGCGTTCAATGCTGACGTCAATCCAGCCATCTTGAACAATCTCCCACTCACGGATGCGAACCTCGGAGAACTGGATTTTGCCGTTGAACTTTGCAACCCGCATATAGATCACATCACTGGGATCGATCAGACGCCAGAACGGCCGAACACCTTCCTTGCGATCATCTTCAAGAGTGCGAGTGCCATCAGGCTGTGTGGGTGCAGTTGAGCTGTGATCCACAAGCACAAAGGAGAAGCACTTCTCAACTGCAAGCCGGAACCAGGCACGGTTGAAAACGGTGAACCCTGACCCTTCAGTGTCAATATCCGTGGTCAGCGCAACAATAGCCTCAGGCACATCGGCATTCAGCTTGGGCTCGTCACGGAATGCCTTGCTGGTAAGGTTCTCCAGAGTGCGCAGGGTATAGTTCTTCAGTGTGGCGCGGGTCAGACGTTCCTGGTACGATTCCTCAGACTCGTAGGGATGCGAAGGCAGATAGGTCTTGCCCGCAGTCCGCATGCTCTCGGTGCCTGCAATCACGGTGGAGACCAGGTTCCATTTTGTGACCATGACCTGCCATGCAGCAGAAGGGGTTGCAACCGTGGGCTTATCGTTTCCACCAGAAAGCGGATTGCGATCGCCCCAACGGGGTTGGATGCGACCCACGGACTCATCGACCCCCTGGGGCATTCCAGCATCCGCAAACTGATTACCTTGTGCCATCTGAAGCCCTCTGCCTATTTGAAGTCAGACTGTCACGCCTAGTCCGCCGGGAGTGCCCTTGCTGCTTAGAATTGGCCTTGGCGCATTCCGCGACGCGGAGCAGTCACGCGATACCTGGTCTCGTCACCGATGTGGTCTTCGGCATCGGTGTCCACATCGTCCAGGTCATTGTCATCACGTGGAAGGACTGGAACCAGGTCAAGCCAATGGTGACAAGTGCGGAACACAAACAAACCAGGCTTTTCGCGCGGAGTCTTGTGATCAATAATAGTGACACCATCCTTATTTTGAGTCCAGGCTCCCTGTGCATCTTTCATATAGGTGCGCATCTGAAGCCAGCCCTGCTTACGCGAGCCAGGAGACTTGTCTGATTTCTCCCAGCCGATGCCAAGAGCTTCCATGTCTGTTGCAATGGACTTGACCCCAGGTTCCGCAACCCAGATACTGTTATCAGCCGCGCCAGGTGAAACTGGGCGGGCAATCAGCCTATTGGCAATCATTGCAGTCTCACGGTCCTTGATGCCTTTGGCTATCTGAGCAGCCGTCAGCTTCAAGCCTGTGTTTGCTTCTTTTGGATCGCACCCATACCACTCATTGATGCGGAACAGGTCACCTCGGACCGTACGAAGCTCTCGACCATTCGGCAAAGTCACCGTGGTTCCATCACTCTCAGCCCACCAGCCTACGCTGAATGGTCGGGATGCGCCCCAGTCAAACGAACGGTCAACCCGCCATGATACAGGTATAGAAAAGGGCTCCACGACGTTTCGCTTGGGGTCCCAAACATCATCGAACATGCCGCCAGCAACAATGTCCCAGTCACCATGTATCCAAGCGCGAAGCTCCGCAGGATTACGGGCCGCAG